TGCCGCGGATCGAGCGCGGGCGCGAGGTGAGCGCGAGCACCTTGCGCCCCGAGGCGAAGTCGATGCGGAACGCCTTGATCGCGTTCTTCTCGCCCTTCTCGTCCTCCTCGACGAAGAGCGTCTCCTGAGCCTCGCCGGCGGCGATCGAGAACGCGCGCGCCCACATCGCGCAGTCCTCGATGTACTCCTTCGTCATATCCTCCGAGTAGCCGATGTAGAGGGCGTCCATCCCGCCTTCGCTGCCAGCGGTGAGCACCGAGTCCGAGGCATCGCACCAGGAGGCGCCGATGCGGCGCGACTTCTCCCAGAGGGTGACCTCCGCCTTGTCGCGCACCCATTCCTGCTGATACGGGAGCAGCACCGGCGGTGCTGAATTTGAGCCGCTTTTTATTCCAGAATTATTCGCACTAAGCCTTTTGCCTGAGCGCTCAGGCATCGCCGGCTGCGGAGTCGGCCGTTCCGTGCGCGCCGAGGCGCGCGCAGTCAGCACGCGACGAGAACGCCCGCCCGCAGCCATCCGTGATACCTGCTGGGAATTTCGATCGAAGGGGACGCGGTCACCTCGGGCAGCGCGCCCGAGCGCGACCAGCCGCGCTCGGCTTTCACCTGGCCGTCCGCGTAGGCCGGGCCGTCCACGAGCCAATCGCCGCCCGGCGTCTTGATGCAAAGCGCGATGCCGTCCGGGCCGCGGTACTCCTCGCCCATCCAGTGCGCGTCCCACATCGCACCCACCGGCGCGCCGCCGAGCGTGACGAGCTCGCTCGTGTCCCGCCGCCGGTAGAGCGGGCGCGCGTTGAACTGCCACGCGTCGCCCGCGCGAAACTCATAGCCGCAGGCACAGCGCGCCGGCCAGCGCGGATCGTCGTGCGGGAACACGTCACCGCTCAGCGGTTGGCCGTCGATCAGCTTCGGGGCCGCCGCCGCGACGCCGCGCCCGATCGCGGCCTCGGCGTTGTGATAGCCGATGCCCGATGTCGCGCACTGTCGCGCAGTGTCGTGTGATGTAACGTAGCGGCGCAGGCTCAGCTCCCACTCGTCCGTCGGCTCGAGCCAGAAGCAGCGGATCGCGTCAGGCATCGCCGCGCTCCATTGCGGCCAGGATCTCGGCGCTCGGGCGCCGGTCGTGCCACGGCACGATGTAGCAGTTGGCGCAGCGCGGCTGCTCGTGCGGAGCCGAGGCGCAGCCCCTCGCCGGACCGCGACAGATCTTCACGCCCGGCATGTCGGCGAGCGCGCAGTGGCCGCGCGCGCGATCGGGATCCTCCGGCGACGGCAGCCGGAAGGAGGGCGCCGGCGCGGCCGCGCTCGCCGCCGGCGCGGGCGCCGGCCCCGGCTTGGCGAGCCGGAGCAAGGCCGCGGCGACGCGGGAAAGCGCCAGCGAGACGCGGGCGATGAGCACGGCGAGCGAGCTGGCGAGGAGCTTCATCCCGCGATCCCCAGGATCTCGCGCTTGATCGTCTCGACGGTCGGAGCCGAGAGCCCGCCCTTCTTCGCCAGGCGCGCCACGCGGTCGGCCGCGGCCTCCGCCTTGCCGCGGGTCTCGATCTCGTGCTTCTTCTGGTTGACGCTCGCGCGGCTGAGCTTCGCGATGTTGCCGGCCACCGCCGAGAGGAGCTTTATGCGCTTGGCGGGGTCGGGCTCCTCGGCGGCTTCGCGCAGCTGCACCAGCGTGTTGAAGGTATCCGTCTGCACGAGGCTAATGATCGCGGCCGAGCGCAGGTCGGCATCATCGGGCGCAGCTTTGGCGATCATCGTCGCGGCATGGGTGCTCGCCTTGATCGCTTCGAGCTTCTGCTCGAGTCGCTCGCCGTAGCGATGGATCGAGCTCTTGCCGATCGAGAAGCCGCGCTCCTTCAGCGCCGCGGCGAGGCTCTCATAGCCGGAGAAGTTGCCCTCGGCAAGCGCCTGGTCGAGCCAGGCGCGCACTTCTGGCGGCAGCGCCGAAACCTTGGAGCGCTGGCCCACGGCTCAGGTGTACTTCTCCGGCCGCGCGATGCCGGGCTCGCAGGGCACGGTGTACTCGACCACGTCCACGCCGTAGCGATTGAGATCCGCGAACCAGCGGCCCGAAGGCTCCTTTCTCACCTCGATCAGCTTCCTGTCGCCGAGGTAATCGAGGGCGAGGCGCACCTCGTGCGCGGTGGCGTCCGGCCACATGCCGCGCATGATCGAGAGCAGCACCTCCTCGTAGGCGCCGATCGGCCGCGCGTTATAGAGCGCTAGCAGCACGACCCAGCGGCCGAACTCGCGCCGGTGCTTCGCCTGGTCAATCACCGCGGCCTCCTCTGAGCTGCAGGTTCTCGATCCGCAGCGCGAGCGCGTCGAGCTTCGCCTCGATCACGGTCTGGCTCCTCACGTAGTCCTCGCGCCGCACGTAGTGCACCGGCAGGTCGGCCTTGAGCTGCAGCAGCTCACGCTCCTGGCGGTGCTGGTTTTCTTCCATCCGCGCGAGGCGCTCGCTGAACTGGCGCCGGCCCTCCTCGCGGGCGCGCTCCTGCGCGGCGAAGCGCTCGTCGAGCCGCTTGTCGAGCTGCGCGAGGGCCATGCGCCCGAGCGTCCAGAAGCCACCGAGAATGGCCGCGGCGAACCCGGCGATCGAAAGAAAAAGCTCAAGGCTCATCGGCTCACCCGTTCAAAGAACTCCTGGCACTCGACGCACCGGGTCGCGCTCGGCACCGCGCGCCGGCGAGCGGCCGGGATCTCCTCGCCGCAGTCGGCGCAGATCCCGGAACCGGGCTCCCCCAGCGCCGCGGCACGGGCCTGCGCACGCAGCCGGTCCGCGAGATAGCTCGCCTCGCGCTCCTGCGCATGGTCGGCCTCGTCCATCAGCGGCCGGCCGAGCCCTTCCACGCCGCGACCGCCTTCTCCGTCGAGCGCCCGATCACGTAACCGCCCACGCCGATGTTCATCAGCGTCCACAGGTGATCGGGCAGCTCGAGCACCGGCGCCGTCCCGGCCCCGAAGAGCGCGTTCACGTAGGGCGCGAGCAGGTAGTTGTTCGCGACGATCGCGACGATCGTGAGCATCAGCAGCGGACGCCAGTTGCGCTGCATCCACGATTGCCCCTGGGCTTCGGCCAGGATGATCTGCACCGCGCCCTGCAGCTCGGCGTGGCCCTGCTGCAGCACCGCGAGCGTCACCTCGGCCTTCAGCTTCTCGGCCTGGTCCTTGTCCGGCACCGCCTTGTCGATCACGCGGCCGATGAGGCTCGAGATCGCGGGAATGAGCACTTGCAGCATCGTTCGTCTCCTTCAGAGGTCTATCACCGCGCCCTCGCCTCGATCCGCCAGCGCGCCCCGCCCGGGCGCGCACCCGCGCGACGCATCACTTGGTCGTAGAGGCCGCTCGTGTCGGCGAGGAAAAGCTCCGCCGCTTCCGCGCTCGCGAGCGCGAGCGAGCCGTCGCGGATCTGCTCGGCGAGGAGCCCAGGAGCCCAGCCCACCAGGCCCATGTAGTAGCGCGCCTCGTTCGGCCGCGTCTCGATGATGCGGTCAATCGCGGCCTCGGTGCCGACGAGCCAGACGCCGCGCATCAGCTCGAGCGAGCCTTGCGCCGGCACCGGCGGGACGCGCGCGATCGCAAACAGTACGTCGCGCGAAGCGGCACCGCCCCAGTACACCTGGTCGCGCACCTCGCGAGACGGCACGTGCTCCGGGAAGAGCATGGCGAGCTGGATCTGCATCGGGCGGTTGAGCACGACGCCGACGTGCCCGCCGCGCGGCAGCGGCGCGACGATCATGACCGCGCGGATGTAGAGCCGGCCGTTGAGCTTCGGGGTTGCGGCGACGAATACCGCGCCCGCGTCGATGTCCGGCGCGGCGGGCTGTTGCGCCGTCGCGAGCGCGATGATGAAGAGGAGCAGCGCGAAGGCGAGAGCGCGCTTCATCCGGTCTCCTTTTCCTTTTCGGGCTGCTGCTCGGGGATTGGCGGGAACAGCGGCTTCTGGGATGGCCGCGGCGTAAACAGCTCCCGCAACCAATCAGGCAGCGGCTGCGATGGTTGGGGCGCAGGCTGGCTCATGCGCCCTCCTTTGCGTAGACAATCTCGATCGGAAACTCGTCGACCAGGCGCAGCAGGCCGAGGAATTCCGCGAAGCCCTCTTTCGAGGCGACGATGCCGGGCTTGCCGAGCACCGGCTCGAACTGCTCGCCGACCAGGATGCAGCCGTGCGTGTCGTCGTCGATGTTGCCCTTGTGGAACAGGATCGCCGAGCGCCCCGGGACGTTGACGATCTCGAAGGTGTCGCCGAACTTGGGGCTCTTGACCCGCCTGCAGGTGTAGCGGCCGGCCGGAATGCACGACTCGCCGCGGCGGTTCTCGCGCCACGGCCGCTCGAGCGTCAACGCGAACGGCGTGCCGCCGTGGATCAGGACGCCGTAGGTGGCGATCGAATTGTCGGCTACGCGGAGGAGGAGCATCGCCCCGCGAGATTAAGAGCGTGCGGAAGACCCCTTAACCCCGACCGGCGTCGGGGGCGAGGGGATCAGGTGCCTGCGGCGCCGGCCGAGCGCGTCGTCGGCTCGGGCTCGTCCTCGTCGGCCTGGGCGCGGATGCGCTCGACCGTGCGCATCGTAAGGCCATACTTGCGCGCGATCTCGCGCACGGTGAGCCGCTCGGCGCGGATCGCGCGGTTGCGCTCCCGCCGCAGCCGCTCGAGCGCGAGCGGGATCTTGATCTCGCACTGCGGCCACTCGGAGGCGAGCCGGCACGCGAGCTCCATGCCGAGCAGCTCCGCGAGCGGCGACTCCGGCTTCACGCGGCTCGGGTGCGGCAGGTAGACCGCGGTGCCGCCGAAGAGCTCGATGAGCGCGAGCGCCGCCGGCAGCCCGATCACGCGCACGATCTCGTCGACGGGGGCGTGGATCACGGCGTCGCCTTTGCCTTGCGCGCATACCGCGCCGTGCTCCGGCGCCAGTCGTACTCGAGCGCCGCGAAATGCCGCACCAGCGCCTCGCGCGCCGCGTCTGCCTGGCGCTGCGTCTTCGGGCAGGGCTTGCCCGACCAGCAGCTGTTCAGGAGGTGACAGAAGCCATCCCTGTCGCGGTAGTAGTTGCAAACCTTCGTCACGCCGCCCTCCCACGCGCCGCGCGCCGGCGCCGGTCATACTCCAGCGCCGCGACCAGGCGCCGCAGCTGATCCGCCGTCGCCCACTCGAGCTGGTCCACGTGGAACATCCGCTTCGCCATCGAGCGGGCGTAGTTCCAGGGCCGCGCGGCGTCGGCGAGCAGCGCTTCCAGTTTGTCCACGAGCGCCTGGCGATCCGCCGGTACCTGCGGCTTCTTGCCGTGATCGCGCTCGGTCGCTGGCGCCGGCTTCGGCCGGAAGCCGCGGCGGCGCAGGTGCTCGATCACCGCCTGGCGCCCGGCGTGATCGAGATCCGCGGCCGAGCGCACGCGCGCGACGGTGAAGAGCATGTCGCGGTAGGTGCCGTCGTCCAAGCCAAGCGCCTTCTTCGCGACGTGGATCGCCGCGAGCTCGCGGCGGCGGGTGTCCATGCGCGCGGCGTTCATCGCCTCACCGTCCTGACCTGGGCACCGGCGCGCACGATGCGCGTGGCGAGCTTCGACATCATTCGACCGAGCGGGTCGCGGAGTTGCGCCTTGTTCTTCTCCGTGTTGTGCGCGGCGCGCGTGACGAGAACTAGATTCTCGATGCGGCAGTCGCGCCGGTCGCCGTTTGCGAAGCGCAGGACCTCGCCGCGCCCAGGCTTCGGCCTTCCCGCGGCGACCCACACGACGAGATGCTCGTAGGCGTAACCGTTCGGGTCTGCGAGCGGGTGTGTGCGCCCGACACGGATCTTCGGATAGCCGCTCGACGCGATCATGCGCTCTCGGCTCCAGCGGTAGTGCTTGGAGGCCGCGGGGTGATTGCTGTGCTGACCCTTTGGCATCAGTCCTTCGCCTCGCGCGCCTTCTCGGCGGCTTCCATGTGCTCGGGTAGCGCCCGGCCGCGTGTGTCGTCCTTCTCGATCTCCTGCCACTTTGCGCGCATGCGCAGAAGACGCTGATCGGCGCGCTCGGCGTTCTCGCGTAGGCGTGCGGCATCTTCGGGGCGGTGCATCGAACCGTACATGTTGTTCGCTGGGTTCCACACTTGGCCGGTCAGCCCTTCGATCATTGCGATCAGTTCATGCCGATAGCGCAGGTACCGAACGTGGATGAAGCGGTGATAGCGCCCGGCGGTGTCTGCGCGCAGCCAGCAGAACCATTCCTCAGACTTGCCTCGCACGTCGGCAGCGAGTTCAATGCCGAAATCCTCGTGGTCACAGAACATGCGCCGCGGGAAGGCGTCGGCGAGCCAGAGCAGCCAGTGCTTCGTCGACTGGCGGTCGAACTCGTGCCACTTGAAGCCCACCTCGCGCAGCCAGTCCTCGGTGATAGGTGTAGGCGCCGCAGGGCTACTTGCGCTCAGGGGTCGCGTTGTCCCGACCTGCCCGACATCGGCAGGCTCCGCACCCTTATCAGGACTTTCGGGGCCGCTTTCGCCCTGCGGCGCTACACACATTGGACGACGCAGCGAACCGTTCCACTCCCCGTAGATCATCGGTCGGCTCCGTCCATCTTCGCCTCGCGCGCCTCGGGACTGACGAGGAACTGCGCGATCGTCTGCACATCGTCCGCCGCCTGCTCGGGCGTCGCGCCCTCGCGCACGCGTCGCGCTTCCCACATGCCGAGCGCGGCGGCGAGCATCTGTTCGTGAAAGACCCAGTAACGCATCGTTCAGCCTCCTTGGCGGCCGCGGCCGGGATACGGATCGAGCGGCGTGGTGTAGGCGATCCTCCCGGGGTGCCGCGGATAGCCGTCCGCGGTCGTCCCGAGGCACTGCGCGGGGATGCCGTCGCGCCGCAGCCACGCGAGCGCGACGAGATCCTGGTCGATTAGCCCGCCGTGCGCGCCCCAGGCGCAGACGACGGGACCGCCAGAGTCATGCGCCGCGTGCGCCGCGCGCACGAAGTAATCGCGGTTCTTCGGATCGAGGAGCTGCTCGGGCGCCTTGTAGAGCGCGAGCGGATCGGTCGAGATCCAGGGGAAGAGGTTGACGACCACGAGCCACCCGCAGCCCCAGAGCTGGGCGAAGCCGATGCAGCGCGCGATCGTGTTGTCGTTGTGCACCGCGTCCGCGACCGAGGGATTGAGCATCGCGAAGCAGGCGATCCGGCTCCCGGAGCCGACGTGGCGGCACAGCAAGTACCGGCGTCTGCCGCACGCCGAGAACACCGCGCCCGGCTCCATGCCCGGCGCCGCGCAGTTGACGTGGCGGGCGCGCACCAGCTCAGCGGGGAAGAGGTCGAGGCTCATGCGTCCGGGGAGAGGTCCGTGTCCTTGCCGATTCCCGCCCCCGAAGTGTCGCGCTCGATCGCGCGATGCCAGTTGAAGAGCGCGGCCGCGCTGCTGATCGTGTGATGAAGCGCCTTGGTCCGATCACCGGTGATGGCCGCCCGCAGCGCCTTGCCGGCGAGGTAGCCGACGAGCCAGAACCAGTGCTCCGCCGACTTCGACCGGTCGTGCGGCTCACCCCAGCGCTCAACCTGGTACGCCACCTCGAGCCGCACGCCATTCAGGAAATCCGCGACCTCGGGAGATTTGATCAGCTTGTCGAGGCGCTCGGCTTCGCAGCGCGGGCAGGGAATGATGTGCCCGTGGTGCTCGAAGTAGCGGAAGCCGCACGTTGAGCATTCCCCGCCGGCCAGCGCCCCGATCAAGAGATGCGACAGACCGATCGGACGCTCCGACTTCCCCAGGCGCAGCTGCAGCCACTCTCGCATCGCCTGAGCGCATTGCCGCGCCTCCGCGACTTTGGCCGCGTCCTCGCCATCGAGCGAGCGCGCATTCGCCCACGCCTCGACCAGCGACGGCGCCATGCCGTCACGTCCAAGGAGAACGAACATCGGCTCGTCGGGGTGCGCCGCCGCGTAGCAGTCGTAGGCGCCGGGATGGTTTTTCGTGCCCATGTTTAGCCTCACCGTGCTCATTCGCTGGTCGACACCGCTGCCTTCTTGCGCCGGCGCAGCTCGCGCTCCAGGCCGGCGATGAGTGCGCTGCGCCGACCATGCCGACGCTCGTAGGCGATTGCCTTGCGAATCGTCCGCGGGGCAGCGTAGGTGGCGTTGACCAGCGCGTCCTGTACGGAAGTGAAGACGAGATCCGCGACTACATTGGAGAGCTTGGCCGTCACGCCTCCACCTCCTCCGCCTCATCCTTGAGCAGCGCCTCGACGAGCTTGTCGATCTCGCCCGAGGCGTCCTTGATGAACACCTCGTCCGAGTCCGAGGGGACCACGGTGATCCCGAGGCGCTTGAGATCGGCCCCCGGGAGCTGCGCGAGCGCCTCCTTGACGGGTCTGTACGTGGCCTTCACGAGCACGTCGAACTGCTCCGGGTGGAGCTTGCGCACGAGCGCCACGACGCGTTCCGCGTCGTCGAACTCGATGCGGCCCTTCGCCTTCTGCAAGCCGACGCGCACGCCGTGGAAGGTGACGGTGCGCGGCCGCTGGAACAGCTCCGCGCTCTCGGCGATTGCGCCGGAAAGCGCGGCCTTGGCGTCGCGGGCGCGCGCGACCAGGCGCTTGATCGCTGGCAGGTGCTCGCGCTGCAGCTTCGTTTTCGCGTCCTCGAGCTCGCAGACCGCCGTGCTCAGCGCGCCGGCGGCTTCGGCGTAGCGCTTGGTGAGTGCTTCAATGTCTTTCAGGGTTGACACGGTGATGCTCCTCTACTGCTGCCGTCATCCGGGGCGGCGCGCCTTGCGGCGCGGCCGGGACGGACCCTTCTTTGGTAGACCTATTGCCGGGCACCTGTGCCCCAGCGCAAGCAAACCCTCGATGACCTGGCCGCACGTTCCGCACCAGATCGTCGCGCCACCCCAGCGGCGGGCGTCCTCCTGCTCGCCCGGAGTCGTTCGCTCCACAGCGGGCGCCTGTGTCTGGAGCACGCGACGGGCGGCGGTAACGTCGCGGGGGCTCACGTCGGCAGCCTCAATTGCCCGAGCAGGTCCGGCAGCGGCACGTGCCGCATGCGCGACTCGAGCACCAGCGAGCGCATCGCCCGCGAGCGCAGGAACGCGCAGGTTTCCTCCAGCTCCGCGGCGGTGGCAGCCATGAAGTAGCCGGTGTCGGGCTTGCCGCACAGTGCGGCCCCGTCCATGCGAAGCTCGGTCACGAGCTCGCGCACCAGGCGCTCGGCGCATCCGAGGGCGTCTGCGATCGCCTTGGCGGTGATGCCGCGGTCGCGGCCGATGTGGGCTTCGAGGAGCATCTGCAGGTCGGTCTTGGTCGGAGCTCCGCTCAAGCGACTCTCCAGACGCGCGCCCCGCTCTTGTCCGAGCGATGGGCGACGCAGATCTTGATGCCGAGTCGCTTCGCGCGCGCGTAGACGTTGCTGACGCTCTTCGGCGGCACGACGAAGGAGTCGCCCGGACTGAGCGCGAGAAGCGTGTTCTTGATCGCCCCGCGGCGCAGCCCCTCCGGCAGCGGCACGCCCTTCTCGATCGGCAGCATGTCGGCCGGTCGGACGATTCTCGGGTCGGTGCCGGTGGGGCGAAGCGTCACGCCCGGGTGCGCAGCTCGTCGCGGCTCAGCTCGCCTGCCTGCGCCTGGCCGATGAGCAGCAGCGAGCCGTCGGCCGCGATCGCGGGGCGGAAGCCGTTGACCGCTGGTGGCGCGCTCGCGAACTGCATGGTCGGCAGCTCGCGGGCGCGGATCGGCTTACGCCCGCGCATGCGCTTGCCCCCCCGGCTCGCCTTCTGCGCGGCCTTCGCGCCCGCCTTCTGGCCCGGAAGACCGTAGATCGTGCTGTGCGCACCGCCG